AGCGCAACCTTAAAAGTGTTAGCGTCAAAGTCGTGAACGCCGCGCACGAGCTGCTCGGAGAAGTCGTTAAATTTATTCCAGGCGCTTGTTGCCATCAGCCCACCTCAACGCCGACGATGCGGCCTTTCTCGCGCACGATACGCTTCGGTTTGGATATTGCCGCAATGGCGGCGTCTGCGTTCTTCTTGTTGGCTTCTACCAACGCCTTGATGGCGGTCTGGATCTCGTTGCTGGCGCTGACGAGCTGTTCGGCAGCGTCCTTGATAAACGTCTCAGCCGCCTTAAGCTCGCGCATCTGTTCGTTCGTTTCGATCACAATCTGCGTTTCTCCCGCTGCTTTTTGAGCCGCGTTGAACTTCATAGCGGTGTCGATGCGCAGGTTCTCGAGTTCGAGCAGCCGCTTTTCGCGTTCGATTTCGTCTTCCTCGTCCTCTTCCTTCTCCATCTCCGGCTTTTCGCCCTCCCCTACCGCGATCATCAGCGCGGGCGGGCGTTCGGAAGGAGCAGGGGAGGGCGCCACACCTTGCAGCTTGGCCAGCTCCGTCGCCGTCTTGGCCTGCGTCAGCTCGGCGTCGGCGATGGTGTTGAGCACGTCCGCGCGCGCCTTCTCTGCTTTCGCCACCGCTTCCTCGGCTGCGGCTTGCAGGTAGACCGCGTTCGGGTCGGTCGGCTGCTCCTGACCTGCGAGCGCTGCCATCTCCTCAAGTTCGGTCTCGGTCGGCTTGACGACGCCCATGCTCACCAGGCGCTTGCGGAAGAAGTCGCGCACGTCGGCGATGCCATCCGCTTCCATGTTCATCATCGAGAGCGCCTGCAATACCTGCTGCGTCTCGGGGTCGGACGTGATCGACATCATGCCGGTGAGGGCGCGCACGGTCGCCGCCTTCTGACTGGAGCTGGACGGTCCTACATCCGCCACCACGTCGAACTTGGCGCGGGACAAGTCGTTGTCGAGCTCGAGGCGCCCCGTCTCCTCGTCAACGCGCGGGCGCATAAGGACGACCTGCTGCATCTCGCCCGCGGAGTCTACGCCCTTCATGGCGCGGTCCTCCTCGACGTAGACCTCCTGCGCCATCGAGAGCCAAATCTCGCCGCAGCGCTTCATCGCCTTGGCGAAGTTCGAGACGTAGATAAACGTCTGGTTGTCCAGCCGCTGCTGGATCATCTCAATGGCTTTGCCCGAGATGTTCGAGACGATCTTATCGCCCTCGCCCTGGTTGCCGAGAATGTCCTGCATGTCCACTTCGGTGAGCTGCAAGAGCGCGGCCATGGCGGGCGGGATCTGCGGGCTTCGCGTGTAGGCAACGGGACCGGCTGCTTGCTGGCTGCCATCGGGCGTCGTGATCGGGTTGATGAGCAGATAGGGATAGTTCTTGAGGTTATCCTCCGCCCACTGGATCTGATGCCCTGCAACCTGCTCCGGCACCATGATCGGCTTCTCGACACTCGAGAGCGCCGAGATCTCGCCGAGCTTCGAGAGCTGCATGTTCTTGAGCCGCTGGGCGTCCTTCGCCAGGCGCACGTGGCCCATGCAACGCTCGACGTTATCGACGAACCAGCGCTTGCCGAATACCGGCACAATCGGAATGCACGTCCCTGCGATGTAGCCGCAGTCCTCGAGCACGCGGCCGCCGGAGAGAATGTACTTATGCACGCGCCGCTTCTTTATGCGCCGCTGACGTACCTCGGTCGAGCCGATGGCAAGCAGCGTCGCCTCAAGCTCCTCGTCGGCGTCGAAATCCGCCTGCGTGTAGCGCTCCTCGTTGCCGCCGATGTCACGCCACATTCGCAGCAGCTCGGACACCTCCTCGACGACGTAGTATTCGGCGACGTACACCACGTCGGGCGTATCCCAGTCGAACTCCGTCTGCTGGATCTCTTTCGGCCAGTCGGACGGGCTGTCGCCGTACTGCGCCGTGTACGCCTTGCGCGTCATCGAGCTGACGACAAAGCAATGCTTGGCGTCCGCCTTGTCCTGGCGTTTGGAGTCGAGGTCGAAGAACACCGACGAATCAGCGTCATAGATCGGCTCGATCATGATGCGCTGGTGTTCGTTCTCGGGATCGTACTCGTCCTCGTAGCAGGTCCGCAGCCGCCAGGCGCCGAACCCACCGCCGACAGCCTCCTCGAAGGCGTTGTCGTAGGCCTCGTTTGCGACGCTATCCTGCTCGTCCGCACGGAACAGCATGTCGCACGTGTCAGCAAGGCGGTCGTTTTCCGTGCCATCCTTAGCCAGAAAATCGACCGTGACGCGGCTGTTGCGGTACTCGTTGATGATGCGGATGACCGCAAGGTGAACCTTGTTGACCTCAAAGCGCGGCTTGTTCTCGAACTGGTAGCCAAGCGGGCCTTCCCACTGCGCGCCGCTGATGCTGTAGAAGCGCCGATCCTGCAAGCATTGCAGCCGCTCGTCACGCAGCGCCGACTGGATGTCGTCAAACTGCGACATCGCCTCCTGGTGGAGCTTGTCGAGACGCTCGCTCTTTGTCATTCGGACCATTCGGTCACCATCGGTTGGCTATCGGAATCGGCGTCACCACGGCGGGCGTGGCTGAGACCTTCGCCCGGCGCACGCCCTCGAGCGCATATCGTAACGCATCAATGCAGTGATTGTCGCGGTCAGCGAGAGCAGGTAAGACCATGCCTGTCAACGGGTCCGTCTTGTAGCTGTAGAGCGACAGCTCGTCGATCAGATGCTGACAGCGCGGGTGAACGACGATATCGAAGCTCTTGAGCCACTCGATGCCCTCCTCCACCGACTTCGGCCCCTTCACCGCGGGCAGAATCTTCGGGAAGCCGTGCCGTCGCATGTGGCTGATGGTCTCGGGACGCGCCGAGTCCGCGATGATCGGCCAGCGCTCGGCGTCCGGCACCGTCATGAACAGATCGGGCGTCGACGTGATCTCGCAGCCGACCATATATGCCTCGTAATCGACGTACAACGTCCTCCCAGCGATGTAGCAGCGCACCAGCACCGTAGGGTCGACCGCAAAGCCCCAGTCCGCCCCAAGCCGGTGTATGGCGTCTGGCGGGGCCTCGAACTCCTCGATGCGCCAGTTGCGGAAAACGCGCGCCTCGCTGTTGGTAAGATACGACCCCATCCAGACGTGGCTGTACTTCTCGGGATCGCGCGAGCGGTCGTATTCCATCTCGGCGCGCAACACGCTCGGGAACCAGGGGTTGCTGTCAAAGTTGACGCGCAGAAACACCGTTTTCGGCGGCGGGTTCTCGCTCAAGAACATCGCATCAACCGGATCGTCCGCCCTGTTCGGGTTCCATGTGAAGTAGATCTGGCTGTTCGGCTTTCGGATCGTCGGAATGAGAATATCCAAACTCGCCTGGCTGACGGTCTGCGCCTCTTCAACCCAGCAGATGTCGATGCCTTCCATCGACTTGATGCTCTCGATGTTCGTCCGCAGACCAGCGAACAGAATCAGCGAGCCATTCTTACCGCGGATCTCGGTGTCGGTTGAAACGAAGAAATCGCGCAACCCCGCGCGCTCGATCGTATCGTCGAGCAGGCGCTTTACCGAGTCTTTGATCGACTTCTGGATCTCTCGAGCGCAGAGAATGCGCAGCTTCGTCGACGCCGCGCGCAGGATAAGCACCGAAGCGACGGAATAGCTCTTGCCGCTGCCTCGGCCGCCGACGAGGGCGAAATACCGCGCGTCCTCATCGAAGAGCTTCTCTGACCATTCCGGGAGGTCGATATTAGGCATCTGCCGCCTTGACGAATCGAATGCTGATATCCGCCTTGACCGGGTTCTCTTCGTCGCCGGCATGCGTGATCTTGTCGCCGTACTTCTTCGGCGCCAGCTTGGAGAGCAGCCACTTGCGGCTATCGACCTGCAATCGATGCTTCTGCACCGCCGCCCAATCCTTCTTGCCGTCCGGCTGCACGCCAACGTCGGCGTCGCTCAACTCAAGAATCTCCTGCGCCATGCGCTCGATCAGATCTTCTCTCGCGCGCGCGTACTCTACAGCAAGTTGCGGATCTTCATCCACCCAAAACCCAAACGTGCTCTGCGCAACGCCCGCCGCTTGGCAGGCCTTGAAGGCGCTCTTGCCTTCCCGCATCCCCTGAAGCACCGCATGTATCTTGCGCTGCTTTTCTTCCTCTTGCTCTGGCGTCTTAGCTCTGCGCGCCATCGCCCACCACCTCAATCAATTTATCAAGATAATGACGCGCCTTATGTAGATCCTGCACGCCGCCCTTGTCCTGCCATCTGCAAACGTATTTTACAACGTTCCCCTCAAAAAATCCGAGCCCGTTCGCCGCGATGAAGTCCCACGGCTGCATGGGCTTGCTCTTGTAGTGATCCCCACCGACCTGGCGGGAGTTGGGGTCAGCGTCCTTCACGACCATCCTCCTTCATCTGCGCCATGTTCGGCGTGACCATATTATGCCATCGGGCATGGCATGTTCTGCATAGCAAATCCTTCGGCCAACGCTCCGCTTCGTCGCCAAAAATATGTTTCGGCGCCCAGTGATGCATTTCAGCCCCAACGGCATTACATACCCTGCACATTATAGTTATGTTTTTCCTTTCATAAAATTGCGCCGTTTTTGTTTTCACGTATTTCATCGGGCCATTATTTATTGCGTACTGAATGGCCGTTTTTCGCTTAACGTACTTCGTCATGACGCGCCCGCAGTCGTCGCAGTATTTCGGGTATACGGTAGCTCCAGAAGATATATTCGTGATTCCTATTTTAATATTCTCTGAATTGCAGTCAGAGCACGTGTCCTTGGCTGTCCCACTCATGTTGTCAAATTTCCGCACATCGTGGGTGGGACAAAGGACACACCCTATAGGTGTGTGTCCCAATTTGTCCCACTCTGCCTCGTCTTGTCCCGAGGACATTTGTCCCAGTTTGTCCCAATTTGTCCCAGTTGTCCCACCCCACTTAGATTTTCTTCCGAACGAACAAAGTTGATGCCGTTACGTTGTCGCAGATAATCCACCCTGTTTGATAAGCGGATATTATCTCAGAGGTTAAAAGGTTATAAATCATTCTCCCTCGCTTGCTCTCTTGCGCATACGTTTTGGCTGTAGAGAGCGTCAGACCCTCGCGCTTGACCAAGTAGTCGATGAGGTCGCTTCTCGAGAGGAATGGCATTCCCTCCTGCTCATCTGCGCCAGACCAAACCCAGGCATTATTGAATTTCCGAATATCCTTTTGAATATCCGACTCGGGCTTTTCCTTTTTCTCTGTTTGACCTTCTGGCGGCGCCTCTTCTTCGACCAGAACGGCGCCCTTGATCTCCTCGCCGTCCTCGTCCACCCAGCCGAGCGGCACGCTCTGCAAGCGCCCGTAGAGCGGCTTTGGATCTTCTGCGTCCTTCATCTTGGTCGAGCATATTTCTATGCGCTTGTCCTCCTTCTTCGACACCAGAATCGCCGCATCAACCGCCGCCTTCCAGTTGCTTGATCCACGGGCGCGGGCTTTGGCGTCTGCGCTATGGCCGACGTGGTGAATGATGGCAACGCCCGCGGAGAAAGCGCTTGCCACAATGTTGAGCTGCCCGAGCAGCTTGTTCGAGTCTCTCGTTAGGTTGTCATCGCCTCCCATGTGAGCCGCAACGGTGTCGAGAATGATGTAGGCGATCCTTTCCCCGTCCGGCACGATCTCTCGAATTGCTCGAATGATGGTGACGGCAGCGTTAGGGGCGTCCGCCTCGATGGCTTTGTTGGTGATGAGAAGATCGTCGATCCGATCCACGCCGTGATGCCGGCACCAGGCGGCGACGCGCTGACGCAGGCCGTAGTGTCCTTCACCTGCGAGATAGACCACGACGCCAGCCTTAGTGCGCAGCCCACGCCACGGCTTACCGGTGGCGATATGGCAGGCAACGTCGAGCATCATCATGGTCTTGCCGCCGCCAGACTCACCGAACACCATCGAAACGCCGTTGTCGGGTAGCCAGCCTTTCACCACCCACTCAAGCGGAGATGGCTGGAGCAGGTAGCTCGTCGCCCGCGTCAGATAGTAGTCGGCGCTTTTCGCCCGCTCTTTCGCCAGTATCGCCTCGACCGCCTCCGACCCTATCGCCACGCTCGCCGCCACGTCGGCCTCGGGCTCGTAGCGCGCGACGGAGCGGGCAATCTGGCTCACCTCGCTGGTGGGTAGCGGGATCTCGCAGCGCGTCTCGTTGATGACGGTCAAGGCC